CGTTTGTCCGACCCACCAAAAGAAGCAGCGGCTATGTTGCGAGAATTGGGCGTCCGTATTACGGATTCGAGCGGAAAGATGCTTCCGTTCAATCAGATCATTGCACAGTTATCGAAAAGCACCGAGAAAATGAGCAATGCGCAGAAACTAGCTGCACTTTCTGCTATTTTCGGAACAGAAGCCGCAAGTGGGATGCTGACGGTTATTGAAGCGGGACCGGAGAAATTCGATGAACTCACAAAATCGCTGCAAAATTCGGCTGGGGCATCACAAGAAGCAGCCAAGCAGATGAAAGACAACCTCAAAGGTTCGCTCGAAGAATTGCAAGGCGCTTTTGAGACCGCACAAATTACCATCGGCAATGCGCTGGCGCCGGCAATTCAAAAGGTGGCTGGATATATCCAACAGCTTGTGGATTGGTTCAACAATCTTTCGCCGTCCACACAAAAAACAATCGCTACCATTGGAGCGGTTGCGGCTGTTTTGGCGGCGTTAGGCACAGCAATTGGAATCATGCTTACCATTATTGGCGGAGCAATCAATAGCATCGGCGCCATAACACTAACCTTTGGAAAACTTTCCGGAAAAATTGCGGAAACAGGGACTAGGGTAGGACTATTCGGCAGAATGTTCAGTTTTCTGACAGGACCTATTGGCATTGCAATCGCGGCGATCTCGGGGCTCATCGCAATCATCATCCACCTTTGGAGAACGAATGAAGAGTTTCGAAATAACGTTACTATCATCATGAATGCTATTCTGAACCTCATGAAAAGCGTTTGGCCTGCTATTCAATGGATCATCCAATCGGTTTGGAGTAACATTCAAGGCATCATATCAGGCGCGACAAAAATCATCCTTGGCATTGTAAAAGTTTTCGCTTCATTGTTAACAGGAAATTGGAAAGGTGTATGGGATGGGGTGAAAAAAATCCTTTCCGGAGCCGTGCAAGTCATTTGGAATCTTATTCAATTAGGCTTCATGGGCAAGATTTTTGGGATTTTCAAAGGATTTGCAGGGAAGGCATTAGGGAAGGTAGCGGAACTCGCCGGAAAAATGAAAGGAAAATTCGGAGAAATTCTTTCTTCTGCTTCATCTCGATTTAATGCGATCAAAAATGCTATCATGTCGCCGATCGAAAAAGCTAAAAATTTTGTGAAAGATCAAGTGGATAAGATTAAGGGCTTTTTTGACAGGCTGAAACTCAAACTCCCTAAAATTAAACTTCCGCATTTTAAACTGTCCGGTAGTTTCAGCCTGAATCCGCCAAGAGTTCCAAAAATCTCGGTAGATTGGTACAAAACCGGAGGGGTATTTGAAAACCCGGTCATTTTCGGAAATGCCGGCTTTGGCGATGTAAGCGAGGCGATCGTCCCATTTGAAGGTCGCCATGCACGGAGGATTGCAGATTTAATCGGAGATGCGATGCTGCGAAAAATGCAAGGGATTTTTGAGGAAGATCGACCAGCACAGCCGATCGTCATCCAAATCCCATTGAACGGGCGTGTGATTGCCCAAGCGACATTCCGCGACATTCGCGAATTAACAGACTTTGACCGACATCGACGCGACCGGTTCAAAGGCTAAGGAGGTGAGCAGATGCCATATACCTTCTCGTTTAACGGTATCGCAAAAGACTATGTGTATATGTTACGTGGAAGAAAACGAAGTGCATGGGCACCAAGAAGCCTGGATCTCCTTACCGTTTCACGTAAACCAGGCGCGTATTTGCAAGGAGTGGAAACATCTGTACGTGAAATTGAAGTGCCGATCGGATTGGTTGCGAAAAATATCGGTGACTTACAAAAGTTAAAGGAAGACTTAGCAGGGTGGTTGGTGACCGATGAGCCGAAAGAACTGATCTTTGAAGATGAGCCTGACCGCGTGTATTATGCGATTGTTGACGAAACGCCCGATTTTGAGGAGATCGTGCGGATTGGACAAGGAACCATTCGGTTTATCTGCCCCGACCCCTACAAATACGGACCCGAAAAAGAATCCATTTTCCCGTCCGACGTTGTTTCATTGAATTACGACGGAACAGCGCCGGGCGATCCGGTTTTTGAGCTGGAAGCAACACAACCGGTCACTTTCGCAATGATTCAAAATCAAAACGAAGAGTATATGATGATCGGGAAGCCGGTCGATGTGACAGACACGCCATACACGAAGTATGAGCGTGTTTTTTATTCGGATGCTGACACGTTGACTGGATGGACAACCGCAGCACCCGGAGAAATTGACGGGAACATCGCCGGAGAAATGGAGACGAATGGAACGCGATTTCAGGCGAAAAGTTACGGAACTGGTTCATCATGGCACGGACCGGCGATCAAAACGAGTTTGCCGGAAGTGCTTAAGGATTTCAAAATGACCGCGTGGATTGCGCTTTATAACGGATACGCAGCACGGCAAGTCGGTAGAGTTGAAATATATTTACTCGACCCGAACGGAAACCAAGTCGGAAAAGTCGCTATGAAAGATACCCGTACATTACAATCGTTGGCCTGGGGCGAAGCGAGAGCAGGCGACGCCAACAACTATAAATATCTAATCAATGAGTATGGCGACAAGCCCGGAAACTGGAACGATTTTGCAGGACATGTGGAATTGTCGCGCGAAGGAAACCGTTGGCGGGCGTATTTTGCGATGGTAGACACATCGACAGGAAGGCATCATACTCGACGTACAGTCGAGTGGGTTGATACGGAGAACAAATTCACTAGACAAGTTGCTCAAATCGTTGTTCACGTTGGTCAATTCGGCTCAAACGAACCGATTTCATGCGGCGTGTATTCGATTAGTATATTCAAAATTAATCCTAATCAATCGAACAAAGTTCCGTATATAGCGGATGTTGGCGACATCATCACATTTGACCATGTGACAAAAGATATACTCATCAACGGTGAATCACGAAAAGACTTGAAAGATTTTGGGGCAAGGTTTTTTGAGTTGCAAAAAGGCGAAAATCAGTTTGTGGTTTTACCGTCAAACTCTTTCGCAGTCAGGGTAAGATACCGAGAACGTTTCTTGTAGGGGAGGTGAGTACTTTTGATCCACATCACAGATTCGCAAACTGATAGAATATTAGGTTTTATCCCTGAGGATGAATTTTGGGATGACAAACATTATAAATCGCTCAAAGACACGTTAGAAACGTATGATTTTACCACGTTTGCTGATAAGCGATTTTCTGAACATCTAGCAAAGAGAAACCGTATCATCATTCCCGACGAGGATGGCAAGTATATTGAATTTGTGATTGAAAACACACGGAAATACCGTGATTCGAACGGCGGTTTGTATATCGAAGTCTATACAAGTGCAACATACATTGAGCTGACAAAAGCGAAAATAATCAAACCGCAAACAACCCCGGCATGGACTGCGAAACAACATGCGGATTTTGCTTTAGCCGGAACGGGGTGGGAAGTTGGAGAAGTTCACTTTGCGGGGGCTCGTTCGCTTACCATCGAGCAACATACGAATCCGTATTCGTATTTAAAAAGGGTATCGACTGAAACTGATCTTGAACTACATTTCCGCGTTGAAACGGATGGCAGCAAAGTCGTCCGGCGTTATGTCGATCTTATTGAGCGTATCGGCACTTGGAACGGGCGAGAGGTTGAATTCGGCAAAGACCTGATCGGAATTGAACGGAAAGAAGATTTTTCGAACATTGCTACTGCATTGCTTGTTATCGGCCCGGAGCGTGATGACGGAACAAGATTAGAAGTTTTCGTCGAGGACAAAGACGCTCTTGCTAGATGGGGACGAAATGGTCAACATCTAGTCGAAGTATATGAGCCGGAATCAACCGATCAAGATATGACATTGGAACGTTTGACTGAACTCACGGAAAATGAACTAGAAAAGCGCATAAACTCGATAGTTGAATACACAGCCGACATTGCCGACTTGGAAAAAGTACCGGGCTTGGAACACGAAAAAATTCGTTTTGGCGACACGATTAAAATTAAGGATACGACTTTTACGCCTGCGTTATACCTTGAAGCAAGAGTTCACACGGTATCAAGATCGATTAAACAAAACGGCTACAAAACCTTAACGCTCGGTGACTATATCGAATACACGGAAGAAGAAGTACAAGCAATATGGAAGTCGCTACAAGCAGAAATCGCCAAAAAAGTGTCCATGTCTGACGTGACGGAAGTCGTCTACACAAAGCCAGAGGTTGACGAAAAAGATGCCGGTGTGTATCAAGATAGCACGTACTACGCCGACAATGTGTCAGAGACAAAAAAACAAGAAGCGATACAAGTAGCGGCAACTGATGCAACGAACAAGGCTAATCAAGCAGAAACAAATGCGAAACAACACGCTGAACAAAAAGCAGCAGAAGCGCAAGCCGCAGCCGAAGCTGTAGCAATAGCCGAAGCAGAGTTGGCTGAAACACAAGCGAAAGCTTATGCTGATGGAATTGTTACAGCCGAAGAACAAGCACGTATCCAACAGGCGCAGCAAAATCTTGCAGAAG